CACTTTATTGACTAAGACATTGCGTACACTATTGCTAATAAAATGTCTATACAAATTAGCAATGGCAGTGCAGGTTAACGACGCCTACACTAGGTTAGGTTTTGTCCTAACTACCCCAAAATCTTCCACTCCCAGCCGCAGGAGCAGGCGCCACGGGCGCTTGTTTTCCATCTACATGAGGAGTCGCGCGATCACCGCGCTCACTTTCCTTTTGAACTTGGCTAGAATTCATTGTAGGCATAAGGTGGTTCCATGACTTTGAATCTCCATTGACTTTAGGCGCGACTCCAAAACCAGCGTCGACGTCCACTGGTTTGTACAACATAATGTCATAGGTTATCCACAACTGGCCGGCAACGTAGTCGCTCGGGCCGTTGATGCAAGAGATTTGAAAGTTCGCAAAATCAAACAAATGTATATCACGCGCTACTGAATAAGTAGATGAACCAGGCAGTGGAATAGGGCCCGGGTCAGCATCAGGATCGCGTACGTAATATAAATTGTAAGGTGACTCAATAGTCTCACACTCGATGGGATGCATAACGTTATCGGTAGGTCTGGCACTGACCGAAAAATAAGTGTTCAACATGTTGGTTGTGTTTGAAAAAAAGCGGTTGAGACACATTATAATTGGTAGCCATGATAACTTGCCCCAGAGCCGGTGTAACGGAATTGTAAATCCCGCTGGTACTCACGAACTCCAGGACGCACCCCAGAAACTTGTATTGTTGGAAATTTCTAGCTATTGGCGAAAGCCAAGGGAAGGTAGTCGCGTCGCCAGGTTGAAGACGGAACGGCGAAACGCTAAAGGCGCCAGAGTCCATTTTGATCGTACGGATAAACTCGCGATGACGCACACGCGTCGCACCACGGTCATCATTGATCATAGGAACAGTTGGAGCCATCATAGGATTCACCACCGTATTCGCGGCAACGGTGTAAGGGACTTCCTTCATATCTAGCGCATAATCTCCAGAGCCACTCAGACTTTGAAACAATTTGGCTGCAGCGCCACCTAAATAGTGGTTGTCGAGCACCCTTGCAATTGGCTTTGCCACAGAGACGATCCCGTTAGCAATTTTGCTAAACGTTTTCTTCTTCTGCGGTTTCGCCTTGGTGGGGGCTTTAGCGCGACTTTTTGGTGCAGCTTTCTTCATCTTTGCTTTAGGCATGGTTTTCTTATTTTTTAATCACCCGTGGCGGGGGTAGTTAGTGCTTACGTTGCGGGACCGGTCGCCAGGTCTTCTGATACGCTACCGCCGGGCACAGAGGCCCGCACTTGCCGGAGCACCTATCGTGACTAGGTGTGTCCGAGGTTGTTACCCTACAGACGGCTACTCCCCCGCTGACTTACGCTATGTTACTCCTGGTGACGTCCAAACTCGATGCCATTTGGTCCAAGATAGGGCTGTTGATCATGACGCAACCACCTTTGGCCGCTCTCAGCGCAGCCCTTAACAGGCTCTCAAGCGCTTGCAGCTCGTTGATAGTTATGTCGTAAGCCCTCAACACGAACGCTACGGCGTATCGTGACATAGTGTAAGTCAGCTTGCTGTCCTCTCGGGACGCGATTTTGCCATGGAAAGAGTCGAGAAGACCAAAGTCCTCTTTGGCGTCCAGGTGTACGTAATGGTCGTGAATCACCCGCATGACAGGTAGTGCAGACCAGTGTGGATTGCTCATAGCCAACCCCTTATTAAGGGCGGCGCAATCATCACCGGTGAACACCTTTTTGTCTTTGCGGTATTTGGTGGTCCAACCATGCCTAGACATCCATCGACATATTTCCGGTCCCATAACGTATGTTTCATCCCCATTAATAACCACGGGGTAAAACAACTGGGAACAGAATGAAGGTACATACGGCAGGATCAATTTAGGAATCATGCCCATAGTGAGCAGAT